CTTCAATTACGAGATCAGGCATATCATCCTCCAGAGTGAGCAGGTATTCATCAACAAGGATGGTTGCAATTCCGCCTTCCTGTGCATTCAGATGTTCCCAGGCATCGTAGCTGCCAGCAGGGGTAAGGCTGCTGGTACTTGTTAACGTTTCCCAAGCGTCCATTATTATTCAACGTATCCAGACACTCTTACTCGTTGGCTAACAAGATGGGTTAGATTATCCCGAATTACTATTTGGAGTTCATCATTGGTCGCGCCATCCAATCTAAAATATTGACCTGTATCTGTGATTTTCCACCTTGCTGCAACAAATTCATTGCCAGTACCAAAAGCGTGATGATTAAAGTCTACCACCATCGAAGCAAGGTCAATATGGGATTTGATAGCACAATTAAAAAGTGGAGTGACTACACCATTGATAGATTTTTGAAATAACATACCGTTTGTTAAAGGGACACCTCCATTATTCCCCCAACCAGAAGAATCAAAAGCCCCAGAATCTTCAATAGTAAGCATCCACCAGGCGAATCTATATACTTCTGTTAGTGGTGGTTTAATTCTGAATACTACGGGAGTAACCGAACCATCCACATTCATATTGATACTACCCGTTCCGTCCCCAACGGTATCGGCTTGCCTACAGATAATAGCTTTTTGTGGGCCTGTAAATGTATTGTTTGAATCATCAACAGTTATAGTTCCACTTACGGGTTGAGTTGCTGGGAAGTTTGAAACTGCAACACTCCCACTAACCGGCTGAGTCGCTGGAAAGTTTGTCACTGCAACATTTCCACTAACTGGTTGAGTTGCCGGAAAGTTTGAAACTTCGTGCTTCAATATTTGAGGATCAATATCAGTTCCCGCGCCGGATGCACTCAAATATTTAGTTGTTCCTGTTGAGTCTTTTACCGTTAAATTAGCCATTTATATTACTCCTATTAAGTAAGAATTGTCCGCGTCATCGAAACTTAGCGAATCATCAAACGCAGGCTGTGATCCTGACCGAGTATAACCCCAAACCGCTGACGCAATCTCATCTCCATGAACCAACTTAGAATGATCAACGACAGCAGCTCCAGTAGTATTATTTACCAAATCCCCTGTCCCTGAAATATCCCACCCCCCAGCAGTGATACTTGAATCTAATTCGCAATAACCGGTAAAGTTAATACTGGAATATACTCCATCAGTATTACGATTGATTATTTTTATATTCCCTGCCCAGTTTCTAATAATCAGTGGCACAGCGCCATTGGCACAGTCTATCACAACAGATTGGTTAGTATATGATGCTGAATAACAATTTAGAAGAATGGCCGGAAACATCCCACTTAGTGTCACTGGGGCTTCAGTGAAAGCGCATTCATGGAAAATTCCACTAAAATAATTTACGCCGTTGACATAGCAATCTCTCAATAGACACTCGCCATCAAGGTACCCCGATACTTGGATGTCTCTAAATTCGCAACGAGTCAATACAGCAGATGATTCAAGAGTAATACTGCTATTGGCCGCGTTTATGCCTTTCAAGGTAAACCCAGTAAGGTCAACATTGGCAACATTCAGATGGCCAATCACATATATAGTAGTGAACCCCCTATAGTTAGCTACAATTTTTGCATCAGTCAGATTATTACCAGGCCGCAGAGGCGTACATGCTGGATAAGCAGTACCGCTAAAACCATTTACTTCATCAACAGTTACAACCCCGTTAAATATGCCGTGCTGGATCTCGGACATTTGCACCAAACCAGCAGAGTTGTGGGGAGCAACTTGAACACTTGATAAATTAGTCTTGGTGAGAATATTGTTGTTTGAGCCGATGAGATTGCAAACCCAGCCGCCGCCAGTATCATCAAAAGTAATCGTGTAAGGAGTAAGGATTTCTATGATACGAGCATATTCAATGCCGTCCAGAATAACCGAAGTCCTGTGGCTATGGGTATCAGTAAAGCTCATACCGATAACATCGTCTTCTCTATCCTTCAACGCTCGCCTAAACAAGTCGGTATTAAGGTCGTAAATAACCCCACCAGCCCAAGTCATAAAGGAGTCCGTCTTGTAAATTGTGATTATGCCAGTGGGCCAATCTATATCCATTTACCTTGCCCCCGCTTCGTACAGTTGAGCTTGAAGTAAAGCCACCTTCTGATTAAGACCATTCACCTGTTGAGTAAGTTGAGTAACTGCCATCATTAGGTCTTCCACCCTTTGCGCATCAGCAGATCGCTTGCTCTCAAAATGGTTCAGGGCAGTGAATATAGCCTCAATGTTTCTTGTGGCGGCAATTACCCGCCCATCGTATTCAGAATCATATGCCATTATTCGTCACTCAATAACAAGGCTGTAAGGGAAACACCAAGAGCCGTGTCTATTGTACCAGAAATAGGGCCGGTTTTATAATAAGGGGCGGATGTTGATTTTCTGGCCCATCCACTGACAGGTTGATCTACAGAGAAAATCTTGTTCATACTTATTTGTCCGTTCGCATCGGTTGTACCGTACAACGCCGTCCAAGTAGAGGTTATTGTCCCTGTTGGGTTACTCCCTGGTGCGCTTCCCATTGTATAGGTGTACTGGTCAACGGACGTTACTACTATCGCATAAACCCCATTGTTGGCGTCAAGAGAAGCCCCGTCGATAAGAATCTTATCATCTGACAACATCCCATGGGCAGTGTGCGCTACTGTTGCAGTCGTTCCCGAATTGGTAATAGTTACCGTTTCTTGATACGGAAGATCACCTGTTGCGTCCTTGGCATACAGAGCCACCGCAGCACTTGATATTGGAGTCCCTGTGTCTGTTGTGACGGTTACTGTTGCGTCCACCCCAGGGTCCAGCGGGTAAAGATCAGCACTCTGCGCCGCCGCCGTGGTAATGGTGCCCATCATCAAATAAGTTATCGGCGTGGTGTTGGCTGTGGTGGTGGTAATCCTGATTTTGAGCTTGACCCCGATAGCAGGGTCAACCGTCAAGGCCGAGAGGTTTGTGCCATTCAATGCCAGCCACGAGCCACTATATCCTGCCCCCGTATCAGCCTGAAACTCAAGCGAGTAGTTACCAATCGTCCCACCACTCATAATAGCAGCAGTATTGAAAAACCCCGTATGGCCTTTGGCAAAGTAGGGCATTTCCCAAATACATTGGTTGCCGACCGTGGCCATTAGCAACCCACCAGAAGAGTTGAACTTCGCCGTGCCTGATACCATTGAAAACTGGCTGGTCGTCTCGGTAGTTGGTTCGTTGAAACATAGCAGGAGCCGTCCGTAATCAGTTGCCATAAAGAAATCAATAAAATGTGTTCCGTACACAGACGCCTGACCAGAGGTACTGTTTACTTCTTGACACCCCTTGAGTTCAGCATTCAAGACAGCATGGCCAATAGAGAGGATCACTTTCGATGAATAAGCATACATCCCCGCCATCATCTGCTCATAGAGCATACCCTTGTCAGAGTTGGTAAAGGTACAAGGGGCCGTCCGGCACTTATCAAGAAAACATCTTTGTACCTTTATGCCCCTATTGTTCCCTCCAGTACTGCACACGTAGGGACACCCATAGGCGTTTGGTGCCCAACCTCCGCCCGATAATGGTGTGTTGTAAGTCCCTATATTCCTGAACTTCACGCCAGATGCCGCTGTTGCCGCAACAACATAGGCCGCAGGGTGACAGTCCAGTATCGTGCCATTAAACCCGAATGTTATCCCATCAACTACGCAGTCATAGCACCCCGCACCGATGGAGATAGCCCCATATGCGGACGTTATATTCGTCCGCCCATTATATCTGTCACAGTGATCTAAATCGGTAACAATCACCTTTGACGAGGTTGCTATAATTAAATTGTTAATATTTCGGAAGTTACTGAGGGTTATATTGTCACTGTAGCTGATACTGCAAGAGTTGCCAGAAGACCGCGCATACTGAATGATCCCCCCTTGAACACCGTCAAGAGTTATATCTTTACAATAACCAATGTAAATAGCATGGTCTGACGAACTCGGTACATTCCCGCGTTCAAACCTGCTTCTTTTTACCAAGCCGCCAGCAAAGTTTGAGCTTAAATTGAGTGCGTAAGTATCAAGTGCCCCATACATCCCAACTGCCAACCCTTCTACATCTATCGCCGTTGCTGACTCACTGATGACAGCAGTATCGAAGACAAAACAATTTTTCAGCCTCAGCAAATATGATTGTGCAAAATTGAAATACCCACTTGTACAGTACAGATACTCAAGATCAACCGCACCCGCTGAGGTTGTTGTCCACTCAGGGCGAGTTCCCAATGTTGCGTTAGGTGCCGTATTTGTCGCTCTCGCTGCCGTGGCAACCTCCGTCAGGATGACATTTGGGATCCAGACCTTGCAACCGGCAGGAGCAATGTGCCCGATAGTCCGCTTCATCGTCACATTGCTTGACGCTATTGCTACCGAATGGGCAAAATTAATTCGGTAGTTATTGGCATCGACAACGGTCTTGATCGTGTACTGTCCATCATCCCCTGCTCCGCTGGTAAAGTCAAGATAGACTTTATTACCAACTGCCAAGCCGTGGGCGGTGAAATTGATTGTCAGGGAATGGAGAACCGAGACATTACCACTGGTAATAGCTACTATGGAAGGGTACTTAATGGCGTAGGTGGTAGCGGCAATATAAACGGCATACATCCCGTCACTTCCTGTGCCTGATGTAAAGGTACAATAAACCATCTCCCCAATATTTTGGAGATGCGAGGCAAAGGTAATGGTTATTCCAGGCCTTGATGTTACGTTGCCAGCCGTGCCTGAACCAGTCAGATCGACAGTGAAATGATATGGGCTGATAACGGTAACAGTGTAAATCCCGTCATAGGATGTTGCCCCACCAGAGGTGAAATCAAGTCCGGTCTGTTGTCCAGTCTCAAGAAAATGCCCTGCGGCGATGTAACAGGTAACCTTGTTATCCGCCCATGTGTAAGTACACGACTGAGAGATACCGGCATAGGTTGATGCTTGAGCGGCAAGCGAGGCATAGGTGGAAGCCTGTTGATACGCTTCACCCATCTGCATAATACCACCGGCAATAGCTTTGAGGAATTGCTGTCGCTTGTCCGTATCTCCGAACGCCTCACCAATATGTTGGTGTGCCCATCCATTCGTAGCCCCGTTCAGCGCAGGCCATGCGGTATAGTCATCATCTGTATCAGCCGAGCCAGACGCATTCTCCACAAACGCACCAGGCGCAAACATAGCCGTGGAGCCATTTGTCGGAATCTGGAACTGCTGGCCAACTGTCCCGTCTGTAGTCCCAAGATAGAACCGCCCGCCCCGTGAAGTATGTTTCCCAAGCCTTGGGACAGTGAAGTTAGCCGCTGCATCAGCGGCAACCTCCATCCAGCTTAACACGTCGGCACCTGTGGCAGATGCGCCAATGCCAGTCAAGGCCCCAGATGCAAAGGCACCACCTGTTACCTCGCGGAACTTGATAAACCCAGATACCGGCATTGCCGAACCGACCGCAGTAGGAGCGACGGTCTTCGAGGCCCAAACGCCAAGAAGATAGCCACTCACTCCGCCCTGCGTCACAGATGTACCGATAGCTGGGACGTTGCCAGTCCCAGAGTCAAAATCAACCTGCCGGATATTCTGGCCGTCCCAGATAAGCTCGCCCTCAGTGATCGTCTGCGAGCCGATACTCCCCGTCATGGATGCGGGGGCATTGGCATGGACACGGGTGTCAGTGCGTGTTGTCAGACTTGCCGATGCGCCGTTGATCGTCATCGTCTCGCCAGGAGTGCGAGCAGTCCCACTGTCAAGATATGTAGGGGTGGTTATAGTTGCCATTTATTCGTCCGACTGCCTGAGTACCGATATTGAACCGCCAGCAGAACTAAAGGTACCAGTTCCCTCAAACGTCTTTATTGGCGTGGCTTTACCATCACGAATACGCCCAAACAAAGAACGATCCGAATGATAAGTTGCCAAATAACTGGCAGAAGTGGCATCGGCCAGCTTGTCGATATAACTGATATAAACGTCATTGTCGACTGCCGCTGTAGGACAACCAGAACAGCCGGTAAAGGTAATCGTGGAAGCCTGAACAGTGACCCCCGTATAAGGGATTCGGTAATAGATACCATCATCACCTTCAACACGAATTGTCCCGGTAGTCGGTGTATCTGTAGCAGACTGTGTACCAGTCCCAGGAGTCTCTGTTCCAACCTTCGCAACAACAGAAACTGAAGCTCCAGTAATGGCTGTACTTAACAAGAACTGACCAGAATCAATATCGGTACTTCCAGCGTTCTTCAATCCAAGGAGAACATAGTCTTCTGTCGAAACAACACCATTTACATAGAATATCTGATTATTAGGCGGATTGCGTTGAACTCCATCAAGAGCTGTGATCTTATCATTGCTGGTAAGATCATCAGTTTCAACACCAAAACCATAGCCGCCGAGAAGAGCAGAACCAGTAGATTGCCCACAAGATGGGAAGCTCAAAGTACGTTCCGTCATTGTTGAGATAGTAGCAGATGCAGCATCCGGTACAGTCTGTGAGATGGTGTTGGTAGCAACAGGCGGCGCACCAGTAAGCATCTGCACCCACATAACACCAGAACCATCATCCGCTAAAATCTGTGCAGTGCCTCCACTGCTGAATGTTACAGGATTGCTGTCATCAAAAACACCTGTGAGAGAAGCATATGCAACTTGATGAGTGACGCCCCGAAACAATTCACCGTTCAGACCATAAACTGTGGAAGCCGACGCCTGACGCTGCAACCACTTGATGCGCTCATAGAAATTATTTATCGAGCGAGTCGGCTTATTGACATTCCATTTTGAGTAATAATATTCGTTGGTTGTATTGGCATCAATGTCAATGGCATTATACCCTTCTGTAGTCAGGGTGATATCTGTCCATGTGGCTACTGTTGCCTCAGCAGTGAGATTATTATTGTCAGCAGCATAGTTAAGGGCGATAACATTGTTACCACGAGCAGAGCCATTTACAAGAAATTCTGAATAGGTATATCCAAAAACACGGGTCTGCCCAAGAACCCTTCTCAAGTCAATATCTACTCCAGCACTCCGTACTTTCAGCAAGAAACGGGATGCGATTCCTTTTGTAAGATCACGATTCAATCCCTTGGTTGTTTCACCACTGGGGACAGTATTCCAGAAGTCATTGACAACAACAGCCCCATTCTGCACAACCTGAAGATCGCAACCCTCACCAGCGATCAGAGCAAAACCATCATAAATATCATCACCACTGTTCATAATGACCGAACAGTCATAAAGATGTTCAATCAACGTCTCAGTGAGTGTGTACCCGTTCAACATCTGGATAATCTGGTCAATGCCGTTTCTCTGGGATGGCGTCAACTTCGTCATATCCATATAATCGCCAGAAGCCCCAGAAGCTTGAGCGTCATCCGCCAAGCTACCAAGCCACCTGTGTAAATAAATACCTGTGTAGTATCCAGCTGCTGCTACTCCATGAGCCGTTCCAACATAGGTGATAACCTTTGTTGCTTTATCTACTGTTACATCTGCTGCAATGTCTTCATATGCCATTTTCTATTCTCCTTATGCAAATTTAATAAATTACTTATGGAAAATCAAAAATTCGTTTTCCCATACATCTATACCATTTACCTATGCCCCTGGTGCTCCAACGAAAAGTGATTCATGTCTTCGACGATTCTTGTGGCACCGCCAAGAGAATCCCAATAGTCGTGCAATTCACTATGGAATTCATTCCGGAACCCTTTAACATCAACGAAGTTCAGGTCTCTGGCCAGCTTTAGTTTATGGCAAGAATTAGCAGCGCCATATCCCATCTTCACACCTATCTCTCCATGGAGACGCGGGTCACGGTACGCATCGCCGCCAGTGACATAGATGCCTTCTCGCTCGGCTATCTCAGCAGCCTTGGCGAGAAGTTTTGATTCCATCTTGAGGAATCGAAATTGTTTTTGTGATAGCGTTTCTGTCATTTCAGTTCCCTGTGTGGAGTATCACCCTTAGTTACATTATAGATGGCTCTATTCGCCGAATCAATGGCAACGTCATAGGAATAGTTGCCCGACACGGTACGCCTTTTTGCATGTTCGAGGTGGTTGATGCAATTCTGCAACTGACCGACGAGATATTTTATTTTCTCATGCGAATCTTTTTCTTCACTCATGCCCCATTCTCCGTACTTAATCCTGGTTCAATTTCATGCTCCACCGTCACGCAAGATGGCTGATGACGGCAGCGCAGACAGCATCCATGCACCCTTATACATTCAGCATTGTCTGCCGTATCAAACCATCTTTTATCGCACGACGGACACCTTACCATCTCATAGTGGATTGTCTCAGTCATTTGCAATGTCACTCTCCCAAGGGCCACCAGCACGTTTCTCATCATCCATTTCATCTGTCAGCCGGATCGACTCATCCCGCAAACGAACCCTCTCCTTGTTAATTCTCGCCATGTCCCTGCGGAGTTTTTTGCACCTCGCATACATGCACATTGCACCGCCGTATGCTTCATGGGGATAGGATTTTGCGTTGTAATATTTATTGTTGACCCAAACCATCACTTCACACCCCTCCAGTCACCTTGTTTGAGATGTATTTATTATAACTGACCCCCTGCTTTTTCCCTTTTCCGTGTAGGTCTGTAACTTTGGGAGTAGCCTCGCTTTTCCAAGGAGCTTCTCTATTCCCGCCGCAAAGTTGTGGACACCCTGTCCTGCCACAAGTACACGGATGCTCATAGTCATTGTAATCAAATTTTACCATTTTTTCCCTCTTTAGCCTGACGCCCATCACCAACCCTCAGACCATCATCCACTCTCCGATTAAGTTTTTCACAATAAAACCTGGTTTTGAACTCCACTCATAGGGGAGCTGCGGGACAGCTTGCAGATGTCTTCCAAGTCCTACTTGCGGATCTTGATAATATTCCACTTTCATAACCACCCCATTAATCTCGTTTGTACGAAACCAAAAATATCCTTCTTCTTCAGGTGGTTTTCTGCTCCACACTGCTTGTTTCATTTTTCTTCCTCCCTTTTTATTTTTAAACCTCCCAGACCATCACTTCACACCTGGAAAGGCCAAGAAAGATTCAACACCGGGCAGAGGCACGATAATACATACTTCCTTTGACATTGTAGACTTATTTCCTTTTGAGTCAAACGCCTCCATGGTGAAGCACATAGACTGCCCGATAACTAACGGCATCGAATGGAAACAGTCTCTCTTTGTTCGATCCGTAACCGTCACAAGAGGCTCAGTCTTGCCAACTTGATAAATATTGAAACCAGAATGAATCGCATAATCCCCATACTCCCACTGAAAATTTATCCCCTTATAGGGAGACGGGTCTTCGGCTTGTGCAAATATAGGTATCATAAAGGCAAAGGCTGTAGCCAGCATTACTCGTTTCATATTGTTATCCTATATTCGTAGTTATTCCATAAACTCGCAAGCCAGCATATCGAACCTTGGCCTGCAACCAACCCATCCCATCTTCACGGCACAGGTCAAAATAGAGCTTATCCGCTGCCGGTCTGACAGATACAGGCAGCAAGCCTTGTGCTATCAATCTACATAAAGCGTCATGAAAAGCGGACGCCCTCATACACGCCGGCGTGTCCTGAACAAATGAGCTACCATTCCACCTAAAGGCTTTCCATAAGGTCAGGCGACCATCAGGCGTCAGATCGATGTACTCCATTTCGGCATAATGATCTTTTATCTCCGTCTGAACAGAGATGCTCGGCTCATCAAGAAAATACATATGAGGATTTTTGGATGTTAAAAACTTCATACCTTCTTCGCAAGCCCCCGGCTGATCGCGTAAGAGCCACCTGAGATCACTGCTACGAGTCCACCGATGATTTGACTCGACGCATCCCCTAATACCTCACCCTGATCCGGGGAAATAACTCCAGTCAGCATACACAATGCCAGAATCTGCCCAACTAACGTTACCAAAAACTCTCTTTCCAGCCACTTTGAATTCATTTCATTCTCCTTTTAGTCCAGTTTTTCGTTCGACTGCCTGTCTTTGTTTGCTCGTAACTTCTTCAATCCCAGAACTCTCCCTTTGCCCTGGCATGTGGGGTGATTGGATAATTTGCCCCGCACCGTGGACACTTAAACGTCCCCTGTGCTGGAGTCCACTTGTCACTGTCTGTCTCAGTCGAAAGCCCACACTCTGCACAGACGATCTGGTACAGCATCATATCCTTCGGTGTGGCGATACAAGTATGACATTTCATTTATTCTCCTGTCTCTTTTTGCCCTGCCATTCCGGCTTTAGATGACCATAATCCCGTGGCTCAGTCACCGGCACCTCACGACGGCCACAAAGATCACATTTGCCAAGGTGGTATGTCGCAAACCCGCTACTTGAATTGCGCCCGTGCTCAATCCCGCATTGGATGCAAATCCATGCCGGGTACTCTTCGCCCGGCGCACCCTGCCCCGGCTTATTCTTATCAATAATCACAATCCACCTCGTAGCCACAACACGGACATTCCGTCGCATTTGGGGCCAGTCGGCACCCACAGTTTTGACAGATCATTTCCACCTCAAATTCTGCCGGCGGTATCGCCGCATGTTTACAAGGATGTATTGATAATCTTCCCAATCCTTTGCCCGGTAGAGACAATTCAGCATTATTTGAGTTAACATGCCTCTTCCCTTGCCATCTTCTTCAGGCATTCGGTTATCTCATCCATTCGTGCGTCCCATTGCGCCATTCGCTCAATTATATAGTCATGCTCTCGCTTATTCTGAGCCATAAGATTTTCAAATTTCTCCGCCCAGAGATTCTGGGTGCCTTCGCAGAATTGCTTTGGGGTCATAAGGGTTAAAAGCTCTTTCATATCTTCTTTGTGCTGGTGCCTCATCTCCATAAGGTCTTCTTTATGCTGGTTGTCCCGGTCAGTAATGCGTCCGTGAGCAGCTGCCGACCGTTCTTTCAAGCTATTATGTAACTCCTGAATATCTTTGTTGTACTCGCTTTTAATATTTTGAATCTCATTTCGATAATCACTCTTGATATCCGCCAGTTCTTTCTGTATTGACTGAAGCTCGCGGCGGAATGCGTAAAATGCAATTCCAAATAAGAGGGCCATAAAGCCCTGGACTGCAAACTCTGGTAGTGTTATCATTGACCAGCCTCATGTTTTGGTGTTGAGGGCCAGATTCTCTTGATGGCCGTTATCGCGTCGTTGGAAAACAATACAAATATATACAGACGGGTAACATAATCTCATAACCTGTCCCAAGTCTTCACTGTTACCAGTATGTGCTTTAAATTAACAGGCTTCATGTTGACTCTATTAGCAGTCTTCCTAATGGTTCTGTGGCCCAGGTAGCGTTTATTAATGGTTGGGCATGAATAGTGACTTTGTTCTCGACAAGACTATCTAAGAGAAAATTCATCTCTACCCCTATGAGGATTGTAGCTTTAGGGATGATTAAAGTCAATTTCTTTTCTTTAGAATAATAACACCCTACAACTTCCACTCTTAAAGATAAAACAGAACCCGGTACCAATTGAAAGGATTCATCAGATGGAGACCCCCCACCTACAGTTATTCCGGTAGAGGTACCCAGCATGTTTTTTATATTCCAGTTGTCAAAACTGTTCACTACGGCGGATACCACTAATGAGTGGTTCTTATACCCAACCAACTCTGTATGAGTGCAACTTCCTGTAGATATAGTTCTATAAATAGGCTCCGCTGTTTTTATGAAGGATGTTTCTGATTGGAAACCTATAGAGTTACTTGATGTTAGTACTGGGATATAAGAATCAACATAGCCCAGGTGTGGGGCTATTCTAACGTCGGCAAGCCCCATAAGAACGGAATTAGCATTCGCCATTTCAACCTCTAAAGTATAATTTGAACCAAAAACTCTACAAAATTTAAGCCTTACACCCTCACTAAAATATCCTCCAAATTAGCCCTGCTTTCGATCCCATCCAGCCTTGCCTTTAATAATATCGTCAAATCAGTATTTACTCTTGGAGGGGTAAACCCACTGTCGGCCTGCTCCATCGCTATTGTGTAGGTCCAGGCGTTTTCAGCAATAGCGGAGGGGATAACCTCAGTGCGTAATAGGTTGTTGGTCTCGCCATAGATCATTATGATATACTCAGTCCCAACCACCGGCAGAACGCCTGCCGTGTTATTTGGTATCAGGAGACTCACCGTCTCGGTCTGGTGGTTTGTTGACGACCAGGTGAGACTTACATCCGACGTGCTCGGCAGGGTGGAATGTGTATAGTGCCCTTCTATGTCGTACACCGGCGTTGACCCCGGTAAATTGAAATTCCTCGGGCGGTGGGGGCGCATCATCCGGCCTGTCAGCACCACATTATCAATGTCGGCGTCAGCTAACGGCAGTGTACCCAGTGCTGTTGTTGGCAACATCTTTGTCAACACGTCATCCCCTACAAATCGGTCTTCTACGTCACACGCCTTATAGAAACAATCGCATAGTACCCACACGGGCGTTCCTACAAGGTGCGAGATGGGCGCCGTGTCCACCATTCCGCGCAGGACGCTCACCTGGTCGAGCCCGCCAGTTTGGTCGTACACGATACTCTGCACACCAACAATCTCTTCACTACTCCCATCACCAATACAAAAGAATGTCTCCCCCGAGGTCACCTGGAGAGAGATGCCGTTTTGGGTTAGACCCAGCGGGATCACCTCCGTACTCCAGTGGAGGTCCGCCGGCAGCAACAGCCGTTTTGAAAACATGGCTTTTGCCCTATAATCATATTCCAAGGCGCTTCCGTTATCCTTGGCATAGAGCGAGAATTTAACGGCGTCCTGGGATGGTGACGTGCAGTACGCAGTTATCCTGGTGGATGTGCTGACGAGGTCTTCCGTTACGGCTGTGGAGTCCCCCCACCGCCGCGTGAACTCCCACCAGGTTATCTCCCTGACCACTCTATACGGTGAATTTGCAGGGGGGTGTATGGGATCTATCCAGCCACTGCCACCGGGGTCGGAGAACGTCACTGTCCCCAATGAAAATATATCCCTCACACCTTTGATAAGGATACTATTGTCCGTAAACTCCTTGTATTCGATCTCGGAGACCCGCATTACCATATCTACGATGCCCAACTCTGCCCACGAAAATTTGAACAAATCCCCTATATCAAGGCTATACTGTGTCCGGTTGACAACAATTTCAACCGCTGACAACGGTGTACATGCCTGCGTCAATTCCCGCCCTGCCACCTTTACAGCAAGCTCGGCGTATGATATCCCGTGGAATTGCAGGATAGAGTGCTTCACCGCGCCATCCATCCTGGCAAGACCTGACGTGTCCTGCACCGTTACCGACGTAGCCCTGTTCTCTCTATCAATATACTCAATCGTCACCTGATTCACCGCTTCGGTGACAGAGGATGCCGCATAGGACACAAGGTCAATTATATTGGATTCATTCAAGACAAGACACATAGACGTGTCTTCCTGCCTGAGCAATTTCAACACCATCTTGCTCTTGATTTGTGAAAAGAAACACACCGCACCTATGTGAGAGGCTACCCAACCAATGAAATCATTTATAGTCTTATCGGCTGTCCATACAAAGGATAAGCCAAACCCTTCACCATAGAGCGTAGCCGCCGCGAGCAGAAAAGACGGATTGTCAATTTCTGATTCTGGCAGACCGAGTCCCCCCCATGTGGTGTTTGTCAAGCATTCACGGATAATGTGTGCGGGGTTCATGTCTAACTCGATGGCTGCCATAGTGGGCTCCCACCCGGTACTCGTCCGCGTTGCCTTGATCTTCCAGGGTTTTAGATATGTATTGTTGGCGGAAACGTATGATTTATTGAGTACCAATCCAAAGAGTCCACGGTACGCAGGTACATCCGCACCGAGAACGGACGCCAGGTAAGGGTTGACACCTTGGGTAGATAACCCGAATTCAATATCAACGTTGGAGGCGGATGATGCTGAATCAAGGGAAGTTGATATTCCCCCCTCTCGGTCATCCCCGCCGAAAAGCTCCCAGTCACCTATCTTGATTTTAGAGTTTTCTGATACTGAACCGTTCCACGCTAACCGTTCACCTGCATAAATCTCACGCAGGGTATCAACCGCCACGCAAAACACCAGATGTAAACCACACTTATACCGCCACCCTACCTCCGCGCAGCTTTCACTTGTCTTGCTGCCCATGCTCAGGTCTCCACGGTTTCATCTTCTTTTTCTTCTTGACGGACAAGTTCGACAAGTTTTTGAACCATGCCGTCTTCTACATCCTCCGCGCCCGGGAGTCCATCCCGCAAAAAGTCACTCCATGTAACGCCGCGAGCTTCCAGCCATTTCTTCGTCCCACGGTTGCAATAGCCCAGGGCCTTGATATGTCTATATCTTATTGTAGTCATGATTAGGACGACATTTAGGATGACATGCACTTGATGATTGGCTCTACCTCGACATCACCATACCAGACGCAGTTTGATTCACTCAAAAACCGTGTTCCAAATAGCACCGGCACCGGGCTGGCCGCATCAATTTCAGGCGTTGACAGCTCGCCCGGTACCGGTTCTTCAGAAACTTGCGTGGCCCCGGAAGGACGCATCAAAACAGCGACAAGGATAGAGATTATCAGCAGGACGATTTGAAAAATAAGTAAAGGATTCACACCAGCCCCTTTCCTACAAAAGGATTTGATGGTGGGAGAAAAGGCAACCCACCAAAATTTAATAAGTTGTTAAACTCCTTACACGCGGCCACCGTCTTCTTGCAACCTGGCCATAGGATGACGGTATCGCCAACTGCCAGGTCTGGCAGACTATCAATAACAGTCACGACACCTCCTGCGTATGCTGCAATCAGCCGGTAGTGACCGTCATACAGGATGTGTCCCCCGACAAAGTACCCATCTACAAAGCCACCACTCGGGGTGATCGTTATCGTAGCCCCGGAAATAGCAGATGCCGTTAAACTGTACGTATAGATGGCCTTGTTGAGCCGACACGCCTCGTCCCCAAAAAGCACATGGGGGCAAGTCACCTGGTATGGTCGTCGCAGGCCACTCCTGACCATCACCGATGCGATTGAGTCCGCCACCAGAGTCGCCACAGCTCCAGCCCATTTACAACCGACCACCTTACCCTTCCAGATTACTGACCCCTCGGTATCTCCATAATGCAGCCTGGTAATGGTGACAACCATTACAGCAGGCAGAAGGCCAGTGCGGAATGGCATGGAAACACTGTCATTACCAGCCACATCTATCTGTAATGCCGAGCGGTTAAGATCATTGCCCCGCGAAAACCCACTGCGGGAGATAAACACCGGAACGAATGTCTCCCCCCCATAGATGACGATATGGTCGGCACTGGTATATTGCCACACCTCCACCCCCATGGTGAAGGTGTACAGCTCCAGTGGCTTGCTATCGGTTATGCTCTGTTCCCTGCTTAAAAAACCCACTATGTCCCTCCCTCCATTAGGGCAATGCCACCACCGTCACCTTGACCTCAATCGCCGTGGGTGAAAACCAGTTGATCTCCACCGTGTCACTATCCAGCCGCACCAACTCCAGCCAAGCCGACCGTTCGACCGTCGCCTCGCTGATCGCAAATGGCAAGGGTGTGTCGAGGGTCAACTGTTCATGGCCTTCGATGGTTGCCATGACTCCTGTTATATGCGCCCGGAACACTGTCCCATCTCTTGCTACAAATTCAAGATCCATCCGCGCGGGATTTTCGTAGGAAAATACCTCATAACCCATCTGCTGGATGACAATAATCTGCGCACCGATGGCGGCCTCCCCTATGATCTTCACATCTACCGCCAGGGTCGGCAACCAGAAAGGCTTAACCCGCCCGGAAAGATCAGAGAGAAAGAAGAAAAAATCGTCCACCGCCTCCCGCCCATCAATCAGAAATGATGCCGACCTGCTCAAGACTGGCTCGTCAGATCGCGCCATAACCGATATAATACCGGTATCGTTGTCAAGCAGCGTCCAGGCGTAGTCAACACCCTCTTCATCTTCACTCCAGTTAGCCGAATACGGGCAGACAAAATCACTGCGATAGTATTCAGGTGTTTCTCTGGGCGGACGACGCGTCTCATCCATAGGGACTGCTGTTATCTCCAGCGCCGCCACATCGCTGGTAAGCCGCCTGATCTTGCGCGACTCGGTCACCATGTAATAGCGGCAGGGGGCCACAAATGTCCCCGCCGGCCAGCCCTCAGTCAATGCTTGGTTGAGTACCAGGTAATCATCAGCAATAGCAAAGATAGTTCGTAACTCATAATGGTTATAAGCGTCCCAGATTGCGAATACGCCCTCCACCACGAAATCCCGATCCAGGGTGTTGACAGGGATAGTATCCATCCCGGGTGGTAACGCCGTCGCCAACGTCTGCACATCCTGGGGCACGGGTATCAGCAACAGCCGCTCCCTCCGCCCAGTGATAATGTTCTCGGCGACCCGCCGCTCGTTACCACTCACGATCCACTTGAATTGCACCGAGTGCCGAGGGTGGTTACGCAGTTCAATCCTTTGCTCGGTACGATCCCAGGCCACCAGGACATCACTCAACCAGGAAAACGATTCTTTCAACCCGTCCGACCAGTCGTGCGACGAAAACAAAAAGCCCACGTCCGTGTTTATGGTTGCAGCCCTCGTGCCAACAAGTTCCAGCGTCGGGTCAAAACCGCAAGCCGATTCAAAGACCAGAAATGCATCGAAGACAAGCGGCCCGGTAATCCCGATGGTAATGACGACCCGAACCGAGGTCATGGCAGCTATGGTGACAGGCGGGACAATGTCCCAGGTAATCCCGTCGGCTTCGCTATCATGGCCGACACCGGTAATCACCAGGGGAGCGGTCTTACTCCCGTTCCACAACCACACCACCTGTTTTTGTTCTTTGGCCACCCGCCCGAGGTCTTTAATGGGCGGGGCAAACGGGGTGAAGTCGAAAGCGGCGTAATTGGTCGCCCTGGCCGACAGCCCTGTCATTGGTACGTAGCTACTTGGTACTACCATTCCCAATGCCATGTGCCTACAACCTCACCAGCAAGACTGCACATTGTTCCCAGGGGAACATCCCCGAGGAGGCCATTGTATTAAGACCTGTGTTCCAGTGGACTATATCAATAGGCTCATTGTGGGTAAGACTTCCAGAAGGAGTCGGCACTGTGGCGCTGGGGATATATGGAAAATCACTGCTGGCGGGGGACGCCAGTATTGCGTCCCTAAGTCTTGCTGGCAGGTAGGAGTAGGCAATATATGGCAAGACAAATAAATTGCCATAAATAGTACCGTGGATAAGGAGTAAGGAGTGCTCGTCAGACATCTACAATTCACGCCCGCAACAGCTTCCAGGGGAATATCCGCCCCGTGCCCGTGGTCTGGGTCAGGGTACAAATGATCTCAACATCTACCGGAACTGGTATAGAGTACTTATGTGGCTCGGTCTGCTCTCCGACAACTTCTGTCTTGTACGCCGTGGTGGAAACCCCCGTGACCAGTCTCTTGGTCTTTATTCGCAGAAACACGGTATCCCCAGCAAGCATATTGGTGGTGTCCACAAGCAGGACATAGATACCAATGCCTGTCTGCTGCGTCAATGAATGCTCGGTAGAGATTACCGCCGTCTGATCGCCGTATGCTATTGAAAGTAGTCCCATTTTATGCTCCTAATTTAACCAGTAAAGTATGATTTTTCGGGATGCCATACCTCCCCTCGATTACGATGTACTCGCTGCCGGAAATATTTATTATTTCTTTGTCCACATACACATCCCCGCCTCTGATCCTATACACATTGGGTATAAAGCCTAACGGATGCCAGACCGTTGCAGTGAGTGAATTAGCCTGACATAGTGGGATTGGAAATGGAATAATGGCGGCATTAAAGGTGTTTGGTTGGGATATCCCCAAGTTGGATACGCTGTTGGTATAGTCATCATTAACGGCTAAACCAATAAGCCGATTGACCCCGTTTGAAGATTTGGCTGTCCATTGCCCGTTGACATAAACAAAGGCTATGTCCCCTATCGTAGGCCCAAACGTGTCATTGGCAGCGCTGCTGGCTAAGACAAAGTTTTTTACAAAAATACCATCTGCCCAAACCCCCACTTTATCCGTGATATTACCCATATACATTGTTGCCCTATTTGGGAATAAAGGGGCAGCCCACCATTTGACCACCATAATACCGATACAAGAGATTAAATATATAATATCTCCGACAATAAATTGGTCGTAGTAGATGGAAGTTAGAGAGGTGTTTGGCTGGGTGCTATTTGTGGCTCCGCTGTCGTACCCCGTACAACCGTACAGGGCAATCTGACTAGAGCTATTATACGCGAGCAGATCAAAATGGGCGACCCCCTTATGAATATGCAAACGGTAGTTTGTCCCCTCAGAGTACAGATCAACTGTCCAGCCGTTAGCTTCTGCAAACAGCTTTAATCTGGCAATCGCATCATTAGCCGTGGTGAAGGTAAATTCTTCAAAATATGCCATAGTTGTAAATTTTATAGTTATCTATAGAATTTGATGGCTTATGCCACTTTTTAGACGCTTCAACGAAACTTGCCATTGTGATAACTGGTCTTACTGTTTCTCTGCGTCCGTTAGGCACAAGCAACTCCTTGTGCCAGAAGCCTTATGGCTTCATTCTTAATGTTAATTGAAGCGTTCAAATCCCTTGAGATTCTTACGCCGCAATCACAAACCCAAGACCTGTCTGATAGAGCCAAGTCTTTCTTTATAACGCCACAACAGCTACAAAGTTTTGAGGATGGAAAGAACTTTCCAACTTTCTGTACAGTTCTACCGGCCCACTCTGCCTTGTAACTCAAGAAAGAAACAAATTGAGACCATCCAGCGTCAGAAATTGCTTTTGAGAGCTTTCTGTTTTTTACCATACCAGAGATATTCAAGTCTTCCAACCCAATGACTGAATAAGTATTAACAATCATCCTTGAGACTTCATGGTGAAAATGCTTTCTTTGATTTCTGATTTTTTCATGCAACAAAGCCACTTTCAGCCTTGCTTTCCTTCTTCTGGTTGAGCCTTTCTTCTTTCTTGAAAGAGACTTCTGAGCCTTCCGTAATTCAGCTTGACTCTCACTGAAGAACTTTGGATTAGAAATCTCTGTACCATCGCTTAAAACAGCGAAGGTTTTAATACCAACATCAATTCCGACCACTGAGTCTGTTACAGGGAATGGTTTGGATTTGAGTTCTTTAACCAGAACCGAAACGAAAAACTTCCCTGACGGATCTTTAGAAATTGTCACAGACCTGTAGTTACAATCTTTGGGTGGTCTGTGTTCCGCAATTACAACCTTCATCCGACCAATCTTCTCCAGTCTAAGGAAGTTATTTCCTAAATTAAATTTCTGAGAAGGTAGAGAGTAAGATTGTCTTAAACTTTTTGACTTGAACTTTGGTCTTCCAACTTTCTTCTTTCTGGTCTTTGAAAAGAATTGCTTCTTAAACTCAAGGAAATTATTGAAAGCACTCTGCAATGCTGCGGCAGAAACTTCCGACATCCAGTCAAACTTCTTCTTAATCTCTGTGGAAGACTTAGGGAACTCCGCCTTCTGATCAACTGGAGAATTAAATGCTTCAGTACAAGCATTCCAAACTACACGACAACAGCCAAAAGTCTTATTGAGCAAGACTTCCTGGTCTTCAGTCGGGTAAATTCTGTATTTGTAGGCTTTAAAAATCTGCATCATTTAAGATTTTGATAAGTTTTTCTGTCAGCCTTCTCGTTCTGCGTCTGCCATAAAGCCTTGTGGTGAAAGAAGTTACAAGACTTATGAAATCCTGCATAAGTTGTATAATATGCCATATTAATTCATCCTCAATGCACAGAAGTCCCCTATTGCTGATCTGCTACAATCTTGAAATGTCATGTAATTTATACCACCCACCGTGATAATGTTCTCTGACGACTGATTATACCCACTCACATAGAACAAACCTTCTATCGCCCCGCATATGTCTGCAACCGCGCTATATGTTTTCATTTTTTTTACATACAACTGCTCCAGCATATAGTGCCCGTCTATTGATGCTGCCAAATTAAGGTGGAAATAATTGGTGAAGGAAGCTACCTCCACGATAGAGGGAGCGCCGGTATAGCCGGTTCTGATAGGGACCCAGTCCCCGCCGGGAACACAAAACATACCGCCGATTTTGGTATATGCTATACAATTCCAGTATGCGGAGCGGTTTGCATTGGTATAATTTTCAGTTTTTATGTCGCCGCTGCCCCCTATCAGCAGGGGATAAGGGTATTGGTTTTCCGTTCCAGGGACGGTCAATAGTCCCAGGTGGACATGCTGGAAGGTTGAGCCCACCTTGACAACAACAATGATTCTTCTCGGTGTGGCAACCATCCAATATGGGATTGGCTGATTCCAAAAGTAGCCAATAGCGTTATCCAGTCCAGACGACAGTGGCATGACGTCATAGGTTCTTCCTGCCCTATAGGCCCAGGCGCCATTCAAAACCCAGTTGTAACAATCAGTGGGTACGTTCTCATAGGTGGCCACTCCCACGTAAATCTCGTCCAGGCCGGACAACCCTGTTCCGTGCATGAACACCTTGTCGGCAGTCTGTTCATCCACCACCCAGCCGTTGGCCACGGCAAAGGTCACCATCAAGGCCAAAAGGTCTTTATATCCGGATGCTGTTCCACTTGTGTAAGCCATATAATAAACCTCATTAACCAGTTATTGACCGAAGAGTTGAACCGTTGCGGCGCAAAATATTCATCAAAATAGTCTCCCCCTCATTAGTTTTTAAATAATCCCCTACAAGATTTTTGTCAAGAACATTCACTATTTTAAGTTTAGTATCCCCCCCTTTGAATACTGTAGGCTCAGGAGGGGCGGAGATGCCCCCTCCGTCTGCGTAGCCTGTCTTAGCAGGGGTAGGAGTAGCAGACTTAGGAAATTGCATACTATAGGCGTTTTTAGGGAAACTCAAAGTTCTGATAGCTTCCATAAAACCTAAACCATAATGTTGCACTGCTTTTACTGGTTGCATGAACTCCCCTGCTGTAGCCATTATGGGGATATTATCTTCTTTCGGATGTCTGCTGTACCCTCTAATTTTACCACCAGGAGCGTACTTGCCTATAGACCCGCCATCGGCCTTGCCAGCTGCCGGTACCTCACCACCGCCGCCGAAAGCCATGGTACGTAAGGCGTTGAAAATCATTTGTTGCATTATCATACGGGCGAGTTCTTGAAGGAAAGTCCGAGCAAAATCCTTAAATGCCTCACCCGCGGACTTGGAACCATCAGCAAATGCCATAAACGCATCTGTAAGGCCGCTGGCCATGGCGTTCATAATATCGCCGACCATGGCGGCGGTAGATTCAGCCAGGGTTGGAACTGTTGCTACCCAATCCTCCAACCCGAGTTTCATCGTAGCAAAAACATCATCGCTCGACAGCACCATCCGGCGGTTGCTCTCTTCCATGGTAATAGCATTGGCATCAGCGGCTCTTTTCACTGCGGCCTGGTATTCTTCGACGGAAACTCTTCCTCTGCGCCAATTATTTTCCGTATCACTAAGATTAGCTCCAGCAGCAGCTTTCTCCTGCCAAATAGCATCCAGTTTTAATTGCAATATCCGCCTTTGTGTAGCAGCCTCCATGTTTATTATTTCTACATGTGCAGCACCACGAATAGCAATTTCTGAATCTAATCCTTTTTGCACCAGAGCAATACTTTCTTCTGTCCGTTCTATATCTGTGGCACTTGCTTGGGAGGATAGGGATGCTTCATAAGAAGCCAATTTCCCCTGCAATGCTATTATCGCAGTATTACTATCCTCCCATTCTTGTTTTTTGTCCGCTAACTGTTGTTGGAGGAATCTAAGAGATTCCTGTCCCATCTTCCTTTCAGCTTCCCCTATAGCAGTTATTCTTGCATACTCTGTTGGTAAAGATTCTGCTCTGGCTCTCTCTAATTCAAGTTCATTCATTATCTCGGAAGAAACCGCTAACGCATTTGCTTCGGCAACTTTTTTGATTAACTGGGCTTCTTCTTCTGCTGCTCTCCTGGCTACCTCTAACCGTCTATTTGTATACTCCGCGAATTTTTCTGCTGATTTACCACCAGCAGTATCTATCTCCTCAATATTAGCAACCCTGAAATCAGTTAATTTTCTATCTGCTTCTTCCTGTTTCTTATAGGCATTGGTAGTATCAGTAGCAGATACACCACTATTTGGTTCCTTTTGCAGCTTGAGCAAAAATTCGTAATTGGCTGTAGCTAATTCCGCTTGTTTCCTATAAGATTCCTCGGTAAGTCTAATATCCTCTTTGTCGTAGGCTTCTCTGGATATTTTTTTAGCAAGTAGTGCATCTGCATTTAACTTCTGGGAATGGGATAAGCTGGTTTCTTCTGTCTCATTTGCTTTTTTAAAGTTATTGGCTAATTCCTTTGGATCAGTGGCATTCTTCATCGCCAACTGTCTCGCTGTTGTGTACTCTTCCAAAGCGTCAATACTTGCTTTTTGTTGGGCGGCTACATCCCCGAGAATTGCAGCTTTCTTCAACTTAGAATCCAGTATTTCTTGCGCTTTTATGCTTTTACGTAACTTAGACTGGGCTTGCCCAGAACTATTAACTTCCGCCAACTGTAATGCGGATGCTTCCCGTTGCAACTGCAAGTCACGCTCATAAAATTCTTTGTTTATCCTTATCAGTTCTTCTTTATTCTCGGTAGAGTTTATGCTACCAGATAGTGCCGCTATCTCCTTCTCTTTTTGTAATATGTTCTCATTCGATCTTTGGGCTATAGCTTCCTTGGCTTCATTATATTTTCGGAAATCTTCAAGTTCTTTGGCACTCAAAGTCCTCCGCAGTTCATCTATTGCAAATTGCTCCCTTTCTATGGCTGCAAGAGTTTCAGGAGTATTGGATTTTCTCTTATTTTGTTCTGCGCCCCAAGTTTGTGGTAGCCCGATATTTGCAGAGGATGCAGCTTGCTTGCCTAATTCTATTATCTCTTTCAGAGCATCAATAGCCAACTGGGAGTCAAGTTTTACTTTTCCGGTAGCAGCAGCAATGGCTAAAATCTCGTCCACAGTCATGGACATATCAATAGCTCCCATTTGTAGCAATAGGTCTAATTCTGCTTTTGCCTCCGTATTCGTTGACGCTAAAGACTCCTTGAGTTTTTTCCCTGTAGCAGTGGAGGAAACACCAACTTCTTCAACGGCAAGTTTCAGGTCTTTGTATGTAGTGGTCCCATCAGCTACCCCTGCCAATACATCCTTTAATTTCTCCTGAGTATAAACAGTCTTGTGTAAACTTTTGGCATGGTTCTCCATAGCGGCTACAAAACCATTAGCTTTATTTGTGACAAAAGGTAAAATATCTGCTATATTTTTTAATGCCTTAGTCCCTACCCATTCCAGTGACTTTCCAAAACTATTTACGGTTGTCCCTGCTCTACTAAACCATCCAGCACTTTCCTCCAACACTTCTATAGAAGCAGAAAA